GGATCACCTGCAAATTGCTTTGTAATTCTAAAATCAATCCATCCGTCCCATATGTCGTATACTGTATGTTGCTTGTTGACCTGTCCTGGTGATAGCCCGATCTTTGTTAGATCTCTATCTTCTAAATCTCCTGTAAGGAACGGCGGCATTGAATTATAAAACACATTTAGTGTAGGGTTAGCAGGGTCGCCTTCTGTAATAATTTCAGAACTTAGCTCATCAGTTAACGGCTTAGGTGCTTTAAATACAAATAACGGAGATTCAAAATCACCAACTACTCCAAGCGGTCCTGGACTTCCTCGATAACTTAATGTTATAAGCTGGTTATAAGATGTGTCTCTACTATTAATTATGCTGTTAGGATAATCAAGGTTGTTGTAGTAAAAACGATCTTGATCCCCTCCTACTGCTGTTGTTGGTGTCACATCAACAAATACTAAACCTCTTGCTACATCTGCATTAGTTGAATTAGGAACTATATATGTCCCTGTATTAATTCTCCAATAGCCTCCCCAATAGTCGTCTGCATTTGCTTGAGTATCATCAGGTGCTACTGTTACGTATTCGCCTACGAACTCACCAATGCTAGTCGTTAATGAACCTACAGTACCAAATGTACCGTTTTGATCCTTAATATAAACTGTTGCTTTAGCACCAAAATTAAATGTATACGCAACTGTACCAAAACCTGTAAGTGTTTCAACTATTTGTCCTACTAAAGGAATAGTATTAGAATTTTCAACGTATAAAATGCTGTCAATTTTTTCTGCAATAACGTGTTTACCTGTAATAAAGGTTTCACTAAGTTCTGGAATTTCACCACCAAACGGTGTTACAACAACAGGTGTTACACTATTTTGATTAGCATATGTTAGTGTGTTCCATTTTAATTTAATACTATCACCAATTCCTGAACCTTCATACATATCTTTTGGTGCTTTAATAATATAGTGGTCAGTAAAGAAATCAGACTGTACTTCGTCGCTTGTGAATGGATAATCTCCTGTTAATAAAACAGGTCTAACATTATCATCTTCTTCTGTTTGTAAAAGATCGACCATAATTTGCGGAACTGATTCAAAGCTACCAAACGTAATTGCATTTACTGCACCGTCGATATCTTTATTTGCTTTCCACAAATTATTTTTATATTCAACAATAGCCCCCGAATCATAATTAGACTCTTCTACATAATCATTCTTATATGTGCTTTTCACATTTGATGCTTTAGGAGAGCCAACAATTAAGTATCTGCCGTCTGTTGAAACTGCAATACTTCTGCCAAATTCTTGTCCAGGATCTGCAAGATTATCTAAAGGTTCAACAACTTGGTTAAGCTGGAATGATCCCGAACTTCCGGCTCTTACAAATACAAAAACTTTACCATCACCGTTATTAGGTGCGCCTATACACAACAATGTATTATTTTCGTTGGCAGCTAGTGCATATCCGTATCCTTGATCAACTCCGGTATCTGAGTTTTCTATTACTTGGTGTTGATTAAAACCTTCTCTTGTTTCTATTACTCTCCAACGTTCACTAGCATCTTCATCAATCCAAAGTCTAGAAATACCTTGCTTGTAATTTTGTATAAGATCACTAGCAGCTTCATAACCATCTACCCTTACACTTACAAATTTAGATATAATATCATTAGTAACAGTTGCACTTTCGCTAATTTCTGCGTTATCAATTGTTACTATGTTATTGAGGATTTTTGTAACCTTAGTAAAGATTGCAATATCTTGACCTTCGTCATTTTTATATTCAACGCCAATTATTTCGCCTACTGTTAAACCATTAGGAATAGTAGCAAATTGCAGTTGTCTAGTATCACCGTCCTCTAGTACTGCTTCTAATCTAATTTCTTCTTGAAGGAATGTGTACACATTCCAATCTTGTCCTACATTTCCTACCCAGACAAAATCTTTATGACGTATTTCAGAATATTCTATATTAGCTATCGAATCATACTCGTCAATTACAAACTGCACATCTTCGTTATTGACATAACCGCTGTTTTTTATAAATGTTTCTTTGACATATTTTGTAGGAAACGGCTTATGGTCATATCCTTCTGGACGTAAGAAAACTTCAAATGGTTTTATTCTATAAACTAAATCAGTTTCGTCACCAGTTGTACTATTAACTAGTTCAACACTTTGTGGTTGTAATTTAAATTTAGATTCGTCTAATATAAACTCAACTTCGTCAAATCCTTCAGCTGCTCCATACTGTCCTGCTTTAATTGCCCACTCTTCATAAAACTCTAAACTATCTTTGTCAGCACTACCTAGAACATCAAACAATTTTGTAAGTGCATTCTTTGTACCTTTATCTTGGATCATACCTTGATAAAATTTATACTGACTTACATCATCATTAATAATATTTGCTAGATAATCTCTATTTTGATATCCGATTAAATGCTGTGCAAATTTTTGCTGTTCTGTATCAAAATTGTCAGTATCTAGATCATAAAAATCTGCAAACTGATTTACTTTATACTCAAAGTTTGGTATAAGTTTCATCTCAGGCGAGTCTTTTAACAATGACCAATTACGAGATTCAAAGTTTTCTGTACCTGGTACTTTGTTAATAGAACTATAATAAAATTCTTTATATTTTACAATCTCGCCGATTGCATAATCCTTCCACGGTTCCCATTCACTTATTGTTGCATTATCAAATATAAAGCCAGGAATATTTAAACTACCGTCCCAGTTACCTGTTCTATAGCCTAAGACTTTGATACGTTGCTGTCTGTATCCTGGTTCTTGATCGTATATGATGTCACCGAACACTGTTTTGTTGTCAATAATAACAACGTGTTCTTTTTGAACTAGGGATAATCTAACAGCAAAAATTCCATCTTCAGTTGCTTTAGGTCTTACACAAAACTCTTGTGGATTTTCTCTGGTAAGTGAAACGTTTTGCGGTTTTAGTTTTTTTCCGTCTGCTTTTAAAATACTATAACCATAGAACGTATCATAAATGTCGTCAACTATAGCGTATTCTGACTTGAACTTAATTTTAAATGCTCCAGGACTTAGAGTAATAACACTGCCTGCGCCCCAGTTTTGTGTGCTCCAGAACATAAATTCTTTTGCACTTGTTTCCCAATTAGATATAAATTCACTTTCAGGAGAAAAATAATCAAATACAAATCCTTCTGCTTCTAAATAATGTCCATAAGATAATAAGAAATCAACTACATCTTGTATAGAATCTAATACTGTTCCGTAAGGAACTCTTTCTACATTATTTTTAAAGGCTTTTCTAAAATACGCTTCGCGGCCGCCTTCTGTTGGTAGCTCAGGAATTTTAGCAAATTTACTTTCATCAAACTGTGTACCACTTTTATGTGATTCTAATACTCTGTAATAAGAGTTTTGGTGTTCAACTATTAATCCAGTAGTATAAGTTTTTTCTTGATCCCAATTAACAAAACTTGCAGTTATTCCGCCAATTCTAATCACAGGATCATTTTGAAGAGGAATAGCACGATTTATATTAAAGTATGGTGTTTCTCTATCGTACCCTTTTACAATAAATCCGTTACTTTGTTTTTCTACAATTACACCACTATAAGTAATATTTTTAACAGGCGCACTTGTGTTTAATGCAATCTTATAATTTTCTTCAGGAATAAAAACGTTTCCTTTATTTGTTGGCGTTCTACTATCAAGAATTAATTTAAATTTATCTTTGTTAGTATATCCTCCAACTTTAAAACTAATTAAATTATTAATGCTTTTTAAGTTATTTTTATATTCTTTAAATGGTAATTCTACACTTGCAGAAATATAATCAAAAACGTAATTAATTAATCCTGCTGAATAAATTCTTGTTTCTTCATTTACACTATTAGGAAAAACAATATCGTCTAAGTTTATATTAGTATTGTTCTTTGCATAATTAATTTGATTAGACGTTCCTCTAAATTGTCTTTGTCTATCAAATATTGTAGCAAACGCCCTGGCTGGCTGATTTAAAACAATAGATGTGATTAATGAAAATGGATATTCAGAACTTCTACGCCACGCTGTTTCAACCGGGCTGTGATCACCAAACTCAAAATTTGCATCGAGATCTGTTGTGTTGTAAGATTTTATAAAACTACTTAAAATAGGACTTACCAGATTGCCGTCTTCGTCAACAGGAATGTGAGTTGTAATAAATTTACGAGCATACTTTTTATAAATGACACCAGACGTGCTAGGGTCTCTAATCATACCTGCTTCGATATCTTCCCACATTAACAAGTTATTACTAGTATACGGAGCTTCGCCGTATTGCTCGTCCCACCAACTTGGCTTGATTGTAAATCCTAGCATTTCCCAAGGATGAGTATGCGGACGATCTGTATCGTATGCATATTTGTAAACTGCTCGCCAATAACCGTGTACAGGTTTCTCACCTACATCTACCATACCTGTGTGGTTAAAGGTAAACTGATTTTCTCTTAGGTAAGAAGGATTCTTGGTATAATCATCATCAACAAGTTGCAACCACTGCACAAAGTCACTAATTGTACTGTCATTTATTTGCTGTTCTGTTAATCCTGTTTCTCTAGAATATCCTGGTACATAGTCTTCAATACAAAACACCTTAGGATCATATTTTATTTTTATATTGTTGAAAATTCTTTTTTCTAATTCTAATAATAAGTCATCACGGAAGTCTCCGTATGCAATAGTAATACTGCCGTCGTGTCCTTGAATTACTGTTTGTGGTTCTAAGTAAGTATCGTCCGTCATTAGTTGTGGCTCATACTTAGGATATAATCCTAGTTTAGTAGGAGTAGGGGGAATATAAGAACCATTAGTAGTTTCATATTCGTAAATATCTAGGACATCTCCTTGTGCCTTTGTAGCTGTTACAATTACAAATCCTTGATTGTTAAATGTATAATCTTTTCCATAAACTAATTGCGTTTCATTAAGATATACTTGAACCGCAGTATCACTTAAACTGTCAATATCAAACACTCGGTTAAGTGCAAAGAAATTATTATCGGGATCAAATATTTCTGTAGTATTGCGAACTGCACCAGTGAATGGAACCATATCACTAAAGTAATAAGGCATAGTGCTGACTTTATCTTTTGCCATTTCGTTAAGAATTGCGTCAACGTGTTTTTTTACAGGTCCACTAAATCCTAAACTTGTAGCGATCTGTATAAATGATCTTTTAAATTTTCCGTATTCTCTTCTTGCAAATTTAAGAGCCTTAATAACATTTGCTTCTCTATTTACAATGTGATACATAGGAATATTAAGAGGTGCCGAATGTTTTACAATTCTCTTACCATATTGAGAAAGTGGACCTAAATCTCTTAAATTACTTGTACCAGGGAATGCGCCAGCAAAATTATCAAGTTCCTCTACAATAGTACTTACGTGATCGTTAACTTCGCCTAATGTAAATTCGTTAATATTTTTATTGAGAGGATTTTTTTCAAGATTACTTGCTATCTCATATTTGCCGTTTTCAGTTTTTTCAGCAACAGAATTTGTTTTAATAATAATATTGTCGCCGATTTCCAATGGCCTGTTAAATTTAATTGTAAGATTAGAATTAGCATCCTGTGAAGTTGTATAATCTATATCTTTAAACTTTAAACTGTTATTCAAATAAACACGTAGCCACAGGTCATCTAATAATGCACTATTTTCATATACATCTACTGTATAAAAAGTTCTTGTGTTATCATTTACATATTGTCTAATTACAGGTTGTGAACTTAACCGTTTTGCAGTAGTCCAACCATTTAAAACTTCCCACGTATTTCTGTCTGTATATTTTCTAATATATCCTTCACTGATATTTACAGACCTAGGTAATTGATTATCAATTGCATATGAAACTGTATCTTGTAAAAAATTACACTTAAATACAATATCACCTACGTTTTCAATACTTCTATAGGATAATGGAAATCCTAATTCTACATCAGTATTAGCATTTCCTCTTTTATACGAAAATAACTCTGTACCAGTAAAGGTCGATGAATCAAAATATTCTTTATCAGAATAACTATAACCCCTAACGTCGAACGCATCAAACAAAGGCTGCTGATTTAGTGTTGTTTTTTGTTGTGCAGTTTTCCAAACGCTTCCATCAAACCAAAGCATATTACCTTTGAATATTGTGCCTTGTTTACAAAGTAAAACTTCATTTTCTAAAGGTTTTGTGTCGTTGGTTTCTTTTAAAGTAATCTGTCGTGTGTTTCTAAAATTAATAAATTCTACTTCAAATATTTTTCCAGTAACTAATGGATCAGTATCTGCTGTAAACAGCACTCTCATTCCATTTGTTAAATCAACATCGTCAATGTTATAACCCTGCGATCCTTCAACTGTACTAAAAACATCTGTAGTAAAATTATCTACAACATCTACACTTTTCTTTATTTGTGTACCATAATTAAATAGTTTTAAATTTGCCTCAAATTCTATAATAGGTCTCGTTGCACGAGAAGTTTGATCAAGATCAATTGGCTGCTTGTTAATTTCTGCACTTTTTTCAATTACTGTTTTATGAAACCATCTATTATACTTTGACCATAAATTACCGTCTTGGCTAGCTCTGTTAATAGTAATATAATCTTTATTAACAGGATAACCTATAGCTTCAGAAAATGGTAGTTCGTCAAATCCTTCTACATCAAAATCGACTGCTAAATCTGTTGTATAAGAACTAGGAACATTTAAATCTGTCTCCGACATAAGGACAATTTTGTCTCCTACTCCTTCAACGTACCAAAATCCTTCTCCATATTTTTCCGGAGTAACTTTGCCTACAAATTCTAGCTTCATACCGTTAGATAATTCTACACCCGATTCACTTGTATAAGTCTTTGTTCCTAAAATTTCTTGTTCAACATCTATTGATGTTGCTTCAACTATATCAAGTACATTAATAGTTCCACTTGCAAATAAGTCGTTGTCTGACATATAATAAATTAAGTCAGGAGTATCTGCTGCTAGTTCTACTTCAATTGTACCGCTTTCTACACTTTGTTGACTAACTGAATTTTTTAAATTAAATGTTGTATCTAAGTCCCAGAAATCTAAATTTAGTGTATCATTTGCAACGTGTTCATTTGTACAAATGTAGATTCCGCCTTGATAATTTACTTTATCGCCAACTAAGTAGAGTACATTAGGTTTAAAAATAGGTGCTGTATCTTTTCTAGTTCTAAACGATAACGGATTACCAGGTGCGTCAATTTCAAAAATATACTTAATGCCTCTGAATAAAGTTAATACAGGATTTTGTGTCAGTCCGTCTGGAGTAAAAACATAGCCATAGTGTTCTCCGTTATCTACTGCTGTTACTTTAATAGTTTTTACTACATTATCCTTTTCGCCAGCAATTTGCACAGGGCGAGGTCCATTAGGTAACCAATAGTATTCTCTGAAGTTTACAAACTTATCCCAATCAATATTTGGATTCCAAGCATAATACTCTTGTCTATTAAGCAAACTATGATCTTTTACACTCGAACCGAGAGAACGTAACTGATTAATATAATCATTGTAGTCTGCATAAAAGTTTATATTATTAAGATCGTCTTTGATTACAACCGACGGTTCAAACTGATAATCTTCTCTGCTTTTAGAAACATCGCCAACATAAAAGTCGTCTTTCTGATAACCTTTGGCTTCTTTTTGACCAAAGTAACCATTTAACTTTTCTGCAATGCCAGGTTGTATTAACTGGTCAATTGTGCTTGAAAGAAATTTGTTATTAACCTGTGTTCTAAAATACCTAGGTAAATGGTCTGCACTTTTTCTTTTTTCAGGTTTCCCTGCTGGCAAATTAGTAGGGTTTTGATCGTCATTATATGCCATTAGTAGCTAAGGCCTCCACTAGTTGATCCGGTCGTTGTGCTTGAATTTACGTTTGTGCTGCTTTGTATGCCTGTAGATGTCGAAGTAATGCTTGTTACTACAGCACCACTTGACTTTAATCTACTAGCAGTAATTGCGTCAATTATTTCTATATCTTCAACAGTTGCACCACTGATAAAAATTTCATCTGACTCTGACTTAATTTCTTGTAACGAACCATATGCTTGATTGTCTTGCACAGGAACAATTACAAAAGTAACAAGATTCGGAGACATTGAACTCATTACGTAATTTGATAATTCAGAAAAGTAAAACTTTTCTCCAAAATCCCAGTTATCAAGTGCAAAAAATTTATTGATTGCACTGACTACACCTGATTTAATTTCGTTGTCGTTTAATACTAGTCCCGGGTTTTTTACAATTTTAAATGTTGCTTGCAAATCTTCTTTAGCCTTGTTACCAAATAATACTTTGTACTTAACTGGATGATAAATGATTTCATCACTAAGTGATTTAATCTTGTTTAATGTGGCACCATAAGAAATAAACAAGTTATCGCTGCTAGGCGGCAATGGTTTATTTTCAAGATTTCCATCTAACCATTGTCTAAACGATGTGTCATATCCTCTAGTCAACAAATAAGTATCAATAATATTACTTGCACTAGGATCAATTCTACTGTTTTGATCAGCAGCGTGTACATACTGGAATTTTAATCCGTCTCGTCCAACTGCTGCTTTATAATTTGTCGAGATAGTTAACGTAGTAGTTGCAGCATTAAAAACTTCAAAGATATCTTCTTCTAGATAATAAAGAAGATCTCCGTCTTGGTATGTGCTTAACGGTGCTCTATTAGACACTGACTGTAAAATAAGTTGTGTAGGATCTCTAAAAATAGTATTTCTATCTACATATTTGTAGTCTTCTACACCGTCAGTTGTTGTGCTTTTTTGTAAAAATACTAACTTAGTTAGTGGCGAAGTTTCTTCATCTACAATATCATCAAATATTTCTGGATTATCAACAACACCGTCGTCATCGTCATCAAAGAAACTAACTTGTATTTTTTTTGAATCTACATAACCTTCAGCATCTCTGTACTCTTCAACTATCTCCCATAGATAATCTATATTAAATGGATATTCTGAATTAGGTTTATTATTAATATTTAAAATATTAATTTTGTCTTTAACAATTTTACCGGTTTTATTATTGTAAATTTTGTCACTACTGTCGTAATAAAATCTAATGTCTTTATCACTTTCAAAAACATATCTCATAGCACGATACGTAATAGTATATTTTTCGCCGTCTGTATTAAACTTTAATAGCCAACTTGCATCTAGTTGCTGGTTAGTTGTATCGCCTGTTTTACCTGTACTAAACTCACTGTTTGCAGATAAGTTATTTTCGGTAATAAGTCTCCACTCACCGTCATTCCTAGAAAATCTTAAACCAAATGTTCTATATGAAAATATTTGTGCAGTAAGTTGAGCTTTTACATCGTCTGTAAGAGAAGACGGTAAAGCAGTTCTAATTTCTGTAAGTCTAGAACCTGTTGGAATACTGTCATTGAATACAATTGGTCCTGAACCATCATCTTGTATTTCTGTGCCGTCTCTTACAACACTTATAACTTTAACCCATTTGTAACTAGTACCTCCTCTAAAATCAGGTACACCTGATTCTAACTTACCGTTAAGGAAATGAAACCCTTCTGGTGGAATAAATTTAAGTAAAGAATTTGGTTTTACAAACTTCATATTTGAACCAGTAAATGTGCCTACTTTAATTAGAACACCTGCAGAATTAGTCATTCTACCTGTAAAGTTGTTTGTATCTGCTGTAAACTGTTCCCAAGTAGCACCTAAATCTTCTACTAGTAATTTAGGAAATTGGTCATAATAATAGTTTCTTACTTTAATACTGGATAAAATTGGTTCGATTGTGTTTACAATTTGTCCTTCAATATCTGTCAGTGTTTCGAAATCAAAACTTGTTTTTGTTGATAGGTAATTTTTATAAACTGCACCATCTGTTCCAAATAAATTTGTAGTAGAATATTTGCCAGTTGCATCGACTAAGTCAAAGTTTCTACTTATACCGCTAGATGTTCTGTTTACGCTTTTTGCTTTTACAATTTCTTGGCTTGTTGTTAATGGTCCAATTTGATAATCTTCGGCTGTTACCATTCTGTTTTGTGTATAATATGAAGCAGGAGCATTTTTCTTAATACTTGCATTTGTTTCAGAAATAGTTGCATTATCAACAGTGTTTTTTAGTTCAAGTGTAATGGTAATTGTTTCTGCTGTACCAGCTCTAGACACATAAGGAATACGAACTGCAATTCCTCTTAAATTATCAGGTGAAACAATTAATCTTTGATTTTTACTTGTTCTATAATACACACGGAAATTACCTTGAGGTAAATTGCCAAACACACCGTCGGCAAAAATTAAACTAATTCTATCTTCAATGCGTGTTAGCACACTATAGATATTTCGAATACCTTTGTTTAAACTATTATAGATAACATTGTTGCCTTCTACTGCTTCAACTTTAGTCCAAAGTTCTTGCTCGTTGCCTAAGCTATCTAATTTATATAACCATATGTCGGTGTTGTTTACATTACGTGCATCAACTGCAACTACTTGGCTTGTAGACGGGCTGTCTACGTTAAACTGTCCTTGGTCCATAGTTCCTTGTCTAAAGTGAGTAAAGAAACCGGAGTTAGAGCTTGCTACGCCTCGGCCATCATCCCTGTAAAGAAAAGCAAAATTATTACCAGGGAACGGAGCTTCTTCAACAATGTCCGTATCTGTAATGTCTGTACTAACTACTTCGAATGCAACAGTTTTACCGTCAACTGTTTTTGAAAAACTATACACAGGAACTTCTGTGTTTGTAGAATTCATACGATACTGTTCAGTAGGAATTCCACTAATTGTTTCTGTTTTAACAGGACGACCGAATGTTCCATTTACTGGCAATGCAGCATTCATTACACGAATAAATTGTTCGTACCAATCTGGATTGCTAGGATCGTTCCATTGGATTGTTTGTTCTGATAAATTTAATCCGTTGCTGTCAGTAATTTCTTCTGTTGTACTAACTGCTTCAATTTTTAAAAGGCCGTTTGATGCTTGATTACGTTTAGGATTATAGGAAAGCAATCTTGCTAAACGTAGTACACTTTCACGGCGTTCTGCTAGTTCTAAGAAGTTTTCTCTTGCATTTAAGTCAATACGGAAAGCAATATTTTGACCTAAAAATGCAATCATATCTATTAATGCTAGATATTCACTTGATTCAATATAGTCGTTAAAATCTTCTGGGTAATTTTCTCTTAAATAAGAGATCATTGTACGTCTTAGATTATCAAAATCATAAGACTTAAAATCTGCATTTCGAAAGGATTGATAAACTTTTTTCCAGTCTTCTGCAAGTAGTAATCTATTTTGTCTATCTGTGGATGACATTTTGTGCTTTCCTCGTTATAATGTATTTATTCGCTTTGATTAAGTGCGTACTTTATCTTATGCAAGGAAGCCAGCATCTTCATCAAACTTTAATCGCATTGTTTCTGATATATTGTAAGGCAAATAAGTTAATGTACATTCAATTTGTATTCCGCTTTCATATGTCGATACTGTAATGTCATCAACATTTGCTCTAGGATCGTAATTGATTATCCTAGATACATTTTTAATAATTGCATCTCTCAATTGATCAGTGAGTGGTTCAAACAATATATCCCAAATAATAGTTCCAAACTCAGGATCGCTTAATTTTTCACCTTGTCTAATATGAAAATTATTAATAATATCCTGTTTGATTAGTTCAATGTCATATAATACCCATTCAGATGCATCAGGGTTAACGGTACTAATACCTCTGTAAGCTCTTGACTCGGGAACAACTTCTTGTTTCTGATTGCTAGGAACAACAATTTGCTTATATATGTTTTTTTCTTGTGTGCTCATACTGTATTTACCCTACGTTAAAATTGACTAATTGTCGTTTACCATCTACTTCTTGTACTCGTAATTTAGAACCATCTGACATTGTAACAGTTTCATTTGCTTTATATTTTCCCGAACCTACGTCTGCAACAATTTGTCTATCTGTAGAATTTCCGTATTGTCCTGTATTACTAGATGCCGGAATTGCTGTAGGTAAATTTCCTTTAGCAAGAGTAGTTCTTAAATCAAGTAAATTTGTTGTTGACGCTGTTAAGTCAGAAATAGCTCCTCCCCCTACTTGTTTGATCGAATTTAAAGTACCGGGTCCTGCTATACTATCTATTGCACCTACAATGCTTTGTCCTAAACCAAACGTAACTTGTTTTCCTGCATCAACTACAGCATTAATAAGGCCACCAACACTTGATGAGTTTATTGATTCTTTTACAGCCGAAACTGCATTTGCTATATCTGTAGGTAATCCTTTTTTTACTTCTGGCTTTTTAACTACGCCCTTATCAGTTGTGGTCGGTGCTTCTTCTGCTTCTGGAGGTTGAGTGTTGGGCGTTTCTCTCACATCTCGTTTTGTATTTTTCTTAAATGTATCTGGTGTTTTTGCAGGAGTTGCTTTAGTTTGTTCTTCTTCTTTACTATCTGTTTTTTCAGGAGTAAATGATGTAGGATCTAAATTTTCGTGGCCGTCCCACGGTTCGTGTTGCGGAACTCTAGAAGGTATATTTGCTTCTGTTGCAGCCGTTGCTGTTGCAGCAGCTGGTCCGTTCATATGAATATTTGCTGCGGTTTCTACGTGATTGCCTGTTGCACTAATATTGCTCGATCCTCCTACTGTAATTTTGCCATCAGTACCTGCTTTAATTTCCCAATTTGTTGCAGCGGTTTCGTAAATGTTCTTGCCTGCATTAGTGTGTATATCTGCTGTTGCGTTAGTAAAGATACTGTTGCCAGCTGTTGTATGAATATCTCTCCCTGCTTCAAAGTTAATATCTCTGTCTGCTTTGAAGTTTAAGTCGTTTTCTGTGTGTACGCTAATACTGTCTTGTGCATAGATATCAATTTTTCCATTACTTGTTAATTCTATCCAAGTTGTACCTCTTGCATTAGCAATGTAAATTAAGTCTTCTGTATTGTGCAGCAAAATTTGATGCCCTGTGCGAGTTCTTAAACGCACAAGTTCATTATGTGGCAATGTAGGATCACCGCCTTTTTCACCACCTTCAACATTTATATAAACTGGTGGTCCTTCTTTAGCAGGAGTTTTACGTATTAGTGTTGCATCACCGTCATCAAACACAAGACTAGATCCGCCCAAACGATTCTGAGGTACAGGTGTCTGTGCAAAATTTTCACCATAGTTTACTCTTGGTGCTCCTGGTCTTTTATCCTGAGGTCCTGGACTACTAAAACCCATTACAGCACTTGGCAATTCTCTCCTTGCACTAGTGCTTGTTAGACCTCGTATTTCGTCTTCAATCAAACCCTGTTCTGTTAATGCATTAACTGCATCTTCATTAACAGGTTTAATAAATTGTGTACTATCTCGCCCCTTGCCGTCTTCTAACTTTTTGTTATATTCAACAACAGGTAGTTTTTTTGTTTTATCTTTGCTGTTAAATGTACTAGAAACCCAAGGGTCAGGTGTCATAATATTTGTATGATCTTCCGGAATACATCCTAGCCAAAAACCTTCTCCACCTTCAGAAAATATAACTAAAACTTTTGATCCAATATCCGGTGGCACACCCCACCATCCGTAACTGCGTTGACTGTTGGCTGCACCTTCATTTTTTGAAGTTCCTTCTAATGATGTTACTCCGTGAAAAGGAGTAAGGTATCTAACAGGTAAAATTTGACCTGGTGCATTTGTAGATTGTCCTGAATTACTTGCAGTTAGAATTTCTACTTCTAAATTACCCATATATGTACTGTCAAGGTGATTTCTAACTATTGCAATTACTGGTTGAGATGGAAATTTTTCTTTAAATCCGGCGTTAGTTGTACGTTCTATTTGATTCTTATTAACTTTATCCATCTTATGTAGAATCTCCTGTTAGTGCAGATGATATATCATTAGCTTCTTGTGTTGCTGAGGTTGAAGCAACTGTTTGAGTATTTAAGGCCGATGTTATAGCATTGTCTACTAGTTTTGGCGGAATAATTGGGGTTGATAACGCTGAGGATATTGCATTTCCAGCTTCTGCTATTCCTGCATCAAGTGCAGCAACACCGTTATTTAATGCACTACTAATAGGATTAGATGCAAGAGCTGCACCTATTTCGTTAATTGCACCTTGAATGTCTCCCTCTAACTTAGCCAAAGGTGCAGCAGCTTTGCTTGCTAGAGGTGAAATTATAGCATCAAGTCCTTTTTCAATTACTGCTTCGATTGCAATATCTAATGGCTGCGCTCCAGTATCCTCTGGTTGATTTCTACGTCTAATTGTTTTAAGTTTTTGTGAAAATTGATTTCCACTAAAAGTATGTGTAACTTGTGTAACTTGATATAATCCACTAAATGCACCAACTGCTTTTTGACCACCTGCTGGAAACTTCATAAATCCTGGATCTCGTGTATCTACAGGTGTTCTAAAGTTAACAATAATATCTACTTCAGAAGTTTGATAATCCATTGTGCCGTCTGTTGTTATGTTTAAGCCTGCACTCTTACCGTTATAATTTCCAAATCCACTGTCTGCAATATAATATGGATCTCCCCATATTTCTAATTCAATTGTTACTAAATCAGTTTCACTGTTTACGATAGCATCATTAAAAGATCTTGCAATTTGATTCTCTGGATGGGATTGAACTCCGGAACCTGATTCGCCAGTGTTTGTCTTAGAAACACCTTTGCTTTTTGAAACACCTGCTGTTGAAGAATTTGTAGTATCGCCGTCTCCTACGCCGTGTACAGGCGCTTGTACTGCTGCTGTAATTGCGTTTGCACCTTGTGTTTTTTGAGCCTTTCCTAATTGTCCCATATCTTGCGCTAGTGCGTTGAAGAATGCTGTGTTAATATCAATTTCAAAATTTATAATATCGTCATTTTCACCAGTGTACATATAATCATATTTTTTTACTGCATTCTTTCTTAGATTTTGATAACCCGGAGGAGCAACAGTAGGCGATGAAATTCTAGCAACGTGTGTTTTGTAAGGTACAATTTTGTAAACAAAAACTTTTGCTCCTTCACCAGTTTGTGCAACATTGTCATTTCCAGGAATAAGATATACATCTGTTTCGATCTTAAACCAAGTTTTCATTCCATTACTATCTGGTTGCTCTGTAACAAATTTTCTAGCATAATCCGAAAGCAATATTACTTCTTCAATAATTGTTTGTATCTTTGTACCAGATGCAAAATTAATTCTTCTACCTTCGTCACTTACTTTAATATTTCCTCTCTGAAATACTCCTGGTGCTTTTTCTTTATTTTCTGTAAATGCAGGTTTTCCAAAGTATTGCTTTCCTTCGTCTAGAAAACTTTTTACAATTTTGGATTTACCTATATCATTTACATTTTCTTCCTTTTCAGCAGCTTCTCTAATTGACTCACCAATTTGACTACGTTTAACTACAATACCTAAAATCTTACTTAATTCAGCATCAAAGTCTGCAGGAACTTCGCCGCCTTCTATACCCGACAGTTGCTCAAATAATTCTTGTTTTTTCTCTTCGCTTAATCCGCCTGCTCCGCTGCTATCTTTTGAACTTTGAGTTGTAGCACCTTTATTATTATCAGTTGCACCTGTGCCTGCACTTGTAGCACTTGTAAGATCTGTAGGGAACATTATAACATATTCGTCTGCAACTTTTTTGTTACCAGACTTTACTTGTTCTTGTTCTCTAGTGTTTAGAATTGTTGCAAGACTTTCTGGACCTGTTTGTAGAAACTCTACAAGTGTAGAACCTTTTATGTCAACTGCTACTTGTGTTTGCTGTACTTCGTCAGCAAGTGCAATTTCATTGTAAGGTACAGCAGTTACTTGGTATGTGCTACCTCCTTCAGATACATCAAATGTAACATTTGAAAGTTGCATTGGAATCATTCTTTTAGAGCGTGTATCTTTAAATGATCTGCCGTTGTCGTCCCAACCAATAAAATCAATTTGTAACAAATACACTGCTTCCAGATAGTTTACATAACCTGCTTTTGCGGCTGCAATATGCAATGTCTGTAAAAATAATCCCATACTGTATGGTTCTAATACTTCAAAACTTATATTTGTTGCATTAGTTTGTTTTGTAGTGTCCGAAGGTGTAATAAGACTTTTTACTTCTAGGTTATCCATAAAGTATTCGCCAGTTATCCCTGCTGCACGTTCTAGTTGAGTTCTAACTTGTCTATTGCCAGTTCCTCCAGTTTGTAATACAATGACATCAGGACCATAAAGTCTGTAAGTTGTGTCAGGTGAATTAAATGAATCTTTTTTAATTGCTCCAAAAGTAAAAACATAGTTGTAACTTGCAAATTTGTTTAGAGGATTTTTTTGAAGGCCGCCGCCAAAACCGCCACCGCCAAGCAAACCTCCTAACAGTCCGCCTACAGGAGACGATGCTAACGCACTACTAATTGCATTTTCTGCAAATCCGGTTGGATTTGCCAACGCTGCTGAAATGTCGTTTACTGCACCTTTAACATCAGCAACAGGCCCTGATAACGCTGCACCTATTGGATTGACAGTTATGTTTGCTGATGTTGCTAACGGAGAAGACAACGCATTGGTTATGTCGTTACCTAACTGATCAGCACCATCTTGAAAGTCCTGACCAGCTTGACTTAGTCTAGCTTGTAAATTTTGCGGTTCAGGCATTTATCCTCCTAATTGTGCTGTTATGTTTCTTTCTTTTGGTAGATATATTTTTGTTCCTGGTACAAAATCATAAACAGGATCTTTTAAAACATTCATATTGCGCTGTGCAAATACCCACCAATATCTTCTATCCCCGTACAAGTCGTATGCTAATAAATCTGGTCTGTAAGTATATTGCGGTTCAATTTCATAAACAATATCATCGTTTTCAGCAGGCACTGGTCTGATATTTAAAATTCCAAGATATTGCCCGTTTACTTCTCTAGTGTCTTTGTAAAGACTTCTATCATCATAGTTTGCCATTATAAATATCCATCTCCGCCTAGAATGTATCCACCGCTTACAAACTTATCAAGACTAAATTTGTTAACTTTATCTCTGCTGTATTGTGGCATTAGTGCAACAGATATTTCTGACCTTGCTGGCGCATAAGATCCGTTAAACCCTACGCCTGCTGGAATATAATCTACATCTGACGGAAGTGTTACGTTAAAGTTTTGTACAACAACAGGTACTTGATTAAAAACATAGTCCCCGTATCCATTTAGTTTTACAACAGGCGGTGGAGAACCTTTGTTAGCACTTTCCCCATATGCCATTTTTGTAACTGATTTTAAAAAATGCACTGCTGCAACCCAATATTCTGCTTCTTTAGAATTTTCAACTGTAAATTCACCTGTGATAGTAAACTGATCCACTTGTGAACTAGTGTAAATGTGGAAGGGATAATTACTATGTGTAGGCTGTAGTGCATTATAATTTGCACTATGAGTAATAAATACTTGCGGCGTATACGGAAACACCATAGAATTTTGTGTTTCTTTCAGCGGCGCTAACAACGAACTACTAGCATATGCACCTCCAGGAGGTAATGAAATCCTAACACGCCAATCTGCATTAGTACCTGTATCCCAAGATCCAGCAGTGAACGATCCGTCATTATTTGGATTGGCTCCTGGCAAAAGATTAAATGTTCTTAACACACGACCAAAGTTTGTATCTGATACTTCGTCTATAAGATTTTGCTTTGCCTTGTTAACAACTTTGTTGCCTAAATTTTTTAAAAAGCTCATAATTACTCTCCTATGCTATTATTTAGTTGACTTTTTAAACAGAGTATATTATAATGTATATAACATTTAGGAGCCCAAATGAGAAAAGTTAATTACCTTAACAATAAAGACCTTTTATTAGAGATACATAAGTCTAAATCGTCGTTTTCAAGTTTTGTCGATGACGAGTATGCCAATTATGACATAATTTTACCGAGCGTAGACAAGATAAACATTAGAACTATTGCAGAAGCTAAGAGAAATAAGGCAAAACGGCTTTCGCAAGAAGCATATCAGGCTGCAAAAGAAGCAGGCAAGCGAGTAAAACAAGCAGATTGCGAAGTTGACTACAAAAAAATCACAAAAGAAGAACTAATCTTCCGTATTATGACATATGATCATATTCCAGAAGAACCAGGACGCAAGAAGAACCCTAAAACAGTAGCAGATACAAAAACAAAACTAAATTTTCCCCCTTTTCAACATTACAAGTTTGACGAAAATGACAAAATTGTTTGTGTAGGCAAAAGTCACTGGGAAGGTGGTATGGAAAATGGCAATTTTGTTCTTAAAAAGGGACAAGCCACTGATAAACTTGCAAGAATGTGGATGAAGTTGTGTGAAAGATACGCAACACGAGGAAATGTGAGAGGATATACCTATAATGATGAAATGCGAGGACAAGCGATACTGCAACTTGCTCAAATTGGTCTACAATTTGATGAATCTAAGAGTAACAACCCGTTTGCTTACTACACAGCGGCAGTCACAAACTCATTTGTACGTATTATCAACATTGAAAAACGCAATCAAAACATTAGAGACGACATCCTTGAGATGAATGACTTAACTCCAAGCTATACAAGACAAGCACAGGGTGAATGGGAAGCTGCTGTGAAAAGAGAAAGTGAAAAATAAAGGTTGACCTCTGTTATAAAAGACGTTATACTAATACACACTAAGTATGGAGATAATTTTTGTTTAAGAAAGCAGCGGTCTTTACCGATATTCACTTTGGTTTAAAAGGCAATAGTAAAGTACACAACGACGATTGTGAAGAATTTGTTGATTGGTTTATTGAACAGGCCAAAGACAACGGATGCGAAACCGGAATCTTTTGCGGTGATTGGCATCATAATCGAAATAGCCTTAATCTAACAACTATGGATGCTACTATCCGTTGTTTAGAAAAATTAGGCAAAGCATTTGATAAGTTTTATATGTTTGTAGGCAATCACGACTTATACTACAAAGATAAGCGTGATGTAAGTTCTACAATCTTTGGCAGACACATTCCAGGTATTACACTAGTCGACGAAATCTACGAAGAAGAAGACGTTTGTCTTATTCCTTGGTTAGTAGGCGACGAATGGAAGAAAATAGAAAAGATCAAATCCAAATATATGTTTGGTCATTTTGAACTTCCTAGTTTTTATATGAATGCAATGGTACAAATGCCAGATCACGGAGACTTAAAAGCAGAACACTTTAAGAATCAAGAGTATGTCTTTAGTGGGCATTTTCATAAAAGACAAGTACAAGGTAAGATTCACTATATTGGTAATGCTTTCCCTCACAACTATGCTGACGCTTGGGACGACGAGCGTGGTATGATGATACTAGACCGAGAAAATAATAAAGAGCCCGAGTACATCAATTGGTGGAATTGTCCTAAGTATCGAACAACCACATTAAGCAAACTATTAGATCCTGAAAACGATATTATTAAACCTAAAATGTATTTGCGTGTTACTATTGATGTACCCATCAGTTACGAAGAAGCACAGTTTATCAAAGAAACTTACATTAGTCAACACAACTGTCGCGAACTTACACTAATTCCGCAAAAACAAATCGAAGAAATTACAACAGACTTAGATATTTCAGCATTCGAAAGTGTAGACGAAATTGTATCTAAAGAAATTACTGCAATTGATTCAGAAAACTTTAACAAAAAAATGTTGTTAGACATTTACAATGAGCTATAAATGATAAAAGTAAAAGATCTCACAGTAAAAAACTTTATGAGTGTGGGCAACCAGACTCAAGCCGTTGACTTTAACAAGGAACGGTTAACGTTAGTGTTAGGTGAAAATCTCGATCAAGGAGGTGACGATTCTGGCTCACGAAACGGTACAGGTAAAACCACGATAATCAATGCATTATCCTATGCCTTGTACGGCCAAGCACTAACAAATATCAAGCGGAATAACCTTATCAACAAGACGAACTCTAAAGGTATGGTTGTTTCGCTTGATTTTGAAAAAGATGGAGTCGACTATCGTATTGAACGTGGTCGGTCTCCTACTTTTTTGAAATTTTTTGTAAACAATCAGGAACAAGAAGCTGATGACGAATCGCAAGGCGATAGTCGTAAAACACAGGAAACAATTAACACACTGTTAGGTATGAGTCACGATATGTTTAAGCATATTGTAGCACTTAATACCTACTCTGAACCGTTTCTTAGTATGCGGCAAAACGATCAACGTGCTATTATTGAGCAGTTATTGGGTATTACTATCCTCAGCGAAAAGGCAGACACCCTAAAAGAGCAAATTAGGCAAACAAAAGAATCTATTACACAAGAAACACTTAAGATTGAAGCAATACAAACTGCAAATAGCAAGATCGAATCGACCATTACTAGTTTACAAAGTAATCAGAAGGCGTGGTTAGCAAAACGTACTACCGATGTTATGAAGCTCAAAGAAGGAATTGACGAACTAGAGCATCTAGATATCGAAGTAGAGCTAGAAGCACACGAAAAACTGCAAAATTGGAATGAACATAACAATGCAATCAATGCTCTTAGGAAAGAACTTAGCACCCTTGAGCCAGCATTACAACGTGCTGACAAGTCTGTAACAAAAGTTAATAAAGATATTGCAGAATTAGAAGACGCAGTGTGTTACACTTGTGGTCAAGAGCTACACGCAGACAAAAAAGCAGAAATTGCAGAGCGCAAGAGCCAAGAACTTGAAGATGCATTAGCATATCAGTCCGAAGTGTCCAATAAAGTATTAGATGTATCGAAAGCACTTGAAGAAATTGGTGACATCAACGGTAAACCTACAACGTTTTATGAAACTGCTAAAGAAGCATACGAGCATAGACAGAATGTAGACAGTTTAAAGCAAGCGTGGAAGACTAAACAGCAAGAAGAAGATCCATATCAAGCACAAATTGACGAATTAAACAATAGTGCCATCCAAGAAATCGACTGGGCGGCAGTCAATGACCTAACAGAATATAAAGATCACCAAGAGTTCTTGTTAAAACTGCTTACAAATAAAGATTCGTTTATTCGTAAGAAAATTATTGAGCAAAACTTAGCATATCTAAACAATAGACTTACATATTACCTTGACAAACTAGGATTGCCGCATCAGGTTGTGTTCCAAAATGACCTAGCAGTTGAAATTACACAATTAGGACAAGATTTAGACTTTGACAACTTGTCAAGAGGCGAACGTAACAGACTTATACTTGGTTTGAGCTTTGCATTTAGAGATGTTTGGGAGAGTTTGTATCAAAATATAAACTTGTTGTTTATTGATGAGTTAATTGATTCAGGTATGGACACGGCAGGGGTTGAAAGCTCACTGAGTGTTCTTAAGAAGATGACTAGAGAACGTGAGAAAAACATCTTCCTTATCTCACATAAAGACGAATTGGTAGGAAGAGTTAATCACATACTTAAAGTTATCAAGGAAAATGGCTTTACAAGCTATGAGAATGATATTGATGTAGTAGAATGATTGAAGATGACACACACGACAAGCTAACGAAAGCGTATATGGAATATTTTAAGGCTAACGAGGCGTATATGTCTCGTAAGTCGCATCGTACACACCTAGCAAGCCGTAGATGGTTAAGAACCATTAGAGTTCTTGCTAAAGAACGTATGGACGAGATACATAACGACTATCAAACCAAAAAGCAGGCAAATAAAAAAGGCAATTAATAAGTATCACTATGCAGTGGACTTATGAAGGCAAAATAATTGATACAATACCAGACGAGTACGAAGGTTTTGTTTATCTTATTACAAACAAGACCACAGGCCAAAAATACGTAGGCAAAAAACTAGCAAAATTTAAAACCACTAAGCCACCTCTCAAAGGCAAAAAGAATAAACGCAGAGGCTACAAAGAAAGCGATTGGAAAGACTATTGGGGATCATCTGATAGACTAAACGCAGACGTTGAAGCACTAGGTTCAGAAAACTTTACAAGAGAAATACTATACCTATGTAAAGGTAGGGGCGAAATGTCCTACATAGAGGCAAGAGAACAGTTTGACCGCCGTGTATTAGAGAGCGACGAATATTACAACGGAATTATAAATGTTAGAGTTGGCGGTTCAGACAAATTACGACAGGCATTGCTAGAACATAGC